GGGGCTGGAATTGCCGCTCGGCCTGAACCTCAGGCCTGCGGCACCACGGCGACGTGTTCTTTGAAATAGTCGATCAGTGCGCGTAGTTTTGGCGAAGCATGTCGACTTGCCGGCCAGAGCATCCAGAGGCTGCCGCAGTGCTCATTGAATGCCTGCAGGACCTTTTCCAGCTTGCCCTCCTGCAATGCCTGGCGAGTCGAGAAATCGGCCAGGCAGGCGATCCCCCTTCCCTCAAGCGCCAGATGGGTGAGCACGTCGGTGGTGGTGCAGGTGATGACCTTACCCAACTCCGGATCGGCATCCTCCCCTCGCACCGGCCAGCGCTCCAGCGCGCCACTGGCCGGAAACTTGTGCATCAGGCAGGCATGCTCGCGCAATTGATCGGGATGGGTGGGTCGCCCGCTTCGCGCCAGCTAGGCCGGCGACGCCACCAACTCCAACTTGTATTCGCCCAGCTTGCGGGCCATCAGGCGCGAGTCGAAGGGTTGGCCCGTGCGAATCACCGCGTCGAAGCCCTCTTCGATCACCTCGACCATGCGGTCCGACAGATCGACGTCCAGCTCAATGTCCGGATAGGCCTGCATGAAACCCGACAGCAGCGGAAAGATCAGCGTGTTCTGCAACGGTACGCTGATGCGCAGCTTGCCCTTGGGCACCTCGGCCAACTGCGACAGCTCAATCTCCGCCTGCTCGATTTCCAGGAGGATGCGGCGGCAACGCTCCAGAAACAGCTCACCTTCAGCCGTCAGGGTGACGCTACGCGTGCTGCGGTGAAACAGCCGCACTCCCAGACGTTGCTCCATGCGCGCGACACTTTTGCCGATCGCCGACGAGGAGACCTCTAGCAGCCTTCCGGCCTCGGTAAAGCTGCGGGTTTCGGCCACCTGCACAAAAGCCGTGATGCCGCTGAGACTGTCCATCATTGCAAAGTGCTCCAATCGTTGCGCAGTTGGCCAATGTAAGCCGTTTCTGATCCGGATGTTTGTGCATCCACGATGGCATTGCAGCCGAAAAGTCCGAAGTGTGGGGAGTCACGACCCGTTTATCTGTGCAGCGAAACACCTTGTACTGGCCACAAGCGACCCAGTCATGAAAGCCGACACGGCTTTCTACCCCGGCAGGTATACGGATCCTTTCTTTTACATCTTCAGATCGAGGCAATCATGTCCACACTGCATTCACCGGTTGACATCGGCCCTTACTGTTTAGGACTGAGATAAATACATAGGGGAAAACAAGATAATCACGGGATAAAGCGAGGGATAGTGGTTACGTGTGGGATACAGAATGCAAAAACGTTGCAGCCAATGCAAATTAGGGAAAGGCCCGGTCAGGCCTACTCGACCGGGCTGAACATATCACCTTGTCGGCGTGCGATCTCCTCCTTACGGACCGCTTTGACGATTTTGTAGATCCACACGAGTGAGATCGAGTACTTACGGGCGAGGTCGCTGTGGTTTGAGCCGTTGAAGTCGTCATAAACCTGTCGATCACGACGGCTCAGCTTGATGGACTGTCCCATTGGGAAATAGACGTTCTGACCGCCCCAGTGGGCGGCCATCCGGTCTGCAATCTCCTGTGCTACGTGTTCCGCACGCTCTTTTTCCACGCCGATCAGCTCGGTGAGCGCATGTGCAATGTGTTCGGACAGATCAGCCAGAAGCTCCGGTCCCTTGCTGCGTAGCTTGCTCATACGCTCTCCTGAGGAGGCGCGGCTTGCTCACTAATACGCGCCTCCCACTGCTTCAGGTTTTCAATTACCTGGCGGGCCTGAACGACTGTCAGCCACTGAAGTGCTTTGACATGCGTCATTTTGAACACGAACTTTGCTAACGCTGATTCAGATGGATCTCTGACAGCTCCCATTCCGTGGAGGGTCAGCCACAGCGCCCGGATCTTCTGAGCTTGCGGATCATCTGCCGGAGGACGTGTCGGCTTTTTGTTTGGACGGACCTTAAAGCCTTTCGATTTGAGCAGTTCCAAAACCAGTCTCAGTTTTGGAATGCTTAGATCGGCAGTTGAGGTAGCGCCTTCCAACCCTTTATTTCCAGCAAGCATCACGCCGTAGGTGTCACGATCCATACCCAGCTCGCGTCGGGCGACATGGATCAGTTTGATCAAGCGCAAACGTTCGTCCGCTTTCATGCTTCTGCTCCCAGTAGTGTTGCCATGCGACGCTCGCCTTCCTCTTTGCTCAGGATTCCAAGCAACATGTCGCTATTGATCCTGCCGATTTGCTCCTGGTGCAGCTGCTGCGCCGTCATGCTCGACCGGGGTTTGCTGGGTGCTGACTGCTGGACCTTGGCGATCAGCGCTGGATCGCTGGCAATGCCGAATACAACGGCACGCAAGTAGTGATGGTTATCCAGGGGCAGGCTCAGGCGTTCACGCTGAGCCAGCATCTGATCGATACCGGCAGTCCACATGGCCGGGGTAGCCGGTTTCGAATCGGTAGTCCGGGCATCACGAGTAACCGTACAGGCATTGACCGCCGCCATCAGTTCCTCGACCAACTTTATGGCCCGTATGGTGCGTAAACCGCGCCTGGCTGGGCTGAATAACCGCAGATAGCCTAGGATTGCGCGGCCCAGGCGTGGCTCAATGTCGGCGAACTGGGCAGCCAGGCGTTTACCCTCGTCATCGAGAAAACCGGCTTCCATTGGAAACTGTTCACCGCAACAAGGGCACTGAACGCGCATGTCAGACCCCCGCAGTCAGGCGAGCACGCGGCTGGTGGTCCACCGCCTGGTGCAAACGGGCCGACGTCCCTGCGGCGAAGCCAGCATCAGCCGCAGATTCGTCCCGAGACTTGAGTTTTCTGCGCTTGAGATCAAAACTTTCAAGTTCCGGGTGGTTCTTCTTCATGAACGCCTCGACCGCATCAGCAATGCTGTCTTCGACACCCGAAAAGGCATCGATTTTGCCGTGCACTGCGTCGATCCAGGCATTCGCGAAGGCATCGCCCCGCGCCACCTTGGTTGAGCGCTTGCAGCGCTTCTGCGTGTCCAGATACTCCCGACGCGCTTTTTGCAACTGGCGCGCCAGTACCTGGTAGGCATAGCCGGTAAGTTCCGGCGCGGCTGCACAACCGACGATAACGAAACGAGCGGCCTTGAAGCTGCTGGTACTGATGATCAAGCGCGTGCCAAAGGCCAGGCAGCAGACCTGGGCAAGGCGCACGCGCCAGGCAGGCGGTGGTCCCTCCGAGCCCGCCAAAATTGAAATCTCACCCGCCATGCTGGCCAGCACATCACCCATTTCCAGGCTGTACATGTCCATCAGTTTGCGCGCTTGGCGCAGAGCGATTTCGGCCTCGTTCGGATTACTGGTTTTGGACTTGGCCATTTCCAGGCACTTCTTGATCTTGTCGAGAATGCGGTTGTCGTCCATCTCACACCCCCGCAATATCGAGGCTGATAGCACGATACTGATCAGAGTCGCCGACTCGCTCATATGCACGGATGTAAGACTTTGATCCGACAACCTGGCAGGCCTCGCCGATCGCTTTCATAGCGAGTTGCCAGCGTTCGTCCTTGATGTCCAGGCGACGAAGCGCAAGTACTCGAGCCGTGCGGATCTCGCCCTGGGAATCGGTACGGAATGCGTCATTTGCGATGGTGGCCACCTCTGGCCTGGCTCCCTGAGTCCAGTCACGCAGGCATTCGTCGATCAGCGCCCTAGCTGCCTGCAGACGTTCGTCGAACGCAATCGATTCCTGTACTGCGCGCAAAATCTTGTACCGGCCATCAAAGCTATAGAGCGTCACATTCCCTTTTTTACCACCCACTTTGACGTCATATTGTTCGGCGCTCAGTTCGACGAACGCTTCAATGTCGCCGAACGCATTTGCCTTGAAAGCGGTGAGTTCACTATTGAGCCTGTCGGCGCGCTCGACCAGATCACGTACCAAACGATCACGCTCCATGTCGATGGGCTTGATCATGCTTTCCTGAACCAGGCGGCCCTGGGCGTCCATCCAGAAACCTGCCGGAATATCGATTTGTTTGGAGTTAGCCACGGGCCTTTACCTCATATTGGTTGCAGATAGCAGTCTTGCTCGTGGCAAAGTCGCCATAAGCACAGCGAAACGTGATCGACTCGGACAAAGAGTCAGGGTTGTTGATTTTCTGTTCGGAGTGCTGGCAGTTGCCGCACTGGGGACGTTGCGTAGCGTTGAGCCAGCCCTGGGAGAAGCGCTTCTGCTCGGCCATCGCTCCCGATCTGCAAGCCTTCATAGATAGAGCCCTTGTGATATGACCTGACCTGGTGGTGTCGCCGATGCCGACGGGGGCTCATCAGCTCTTTTGGGCGGACATCCGCGACCGATCATTAGGCCGTCATTGAGCGCGGCCAAAACGCGAGCGTCATCGCGAGCACTATCGCGCTGACCTACAGCGATGGCCTGGAACAGACTCATAAGCACGAACGCTCCAAATAAAACCCAGTTCGTCTTAGTCATGGTTTTGCACCGGGTTTAGGCTGGGATGGAGTCGTAAGTGCGCTTTTAAGTACATCAACAATGTGGTTGATACCCAGCGCGTAGCTTTCAGGCTTGTTTTTCATTGCTGCGGTTAAGCAGGTTATTGCCTCGGCAATACCTTTGGCGCTGTACAGCTGTTGCCCGAAGGATTCGACGAGATCGAGAGCAAACTGCCGTCCTTGCACCAGTT